CCTTGCCATGTACCGCCTCGAGTGCTCTGAAGTTTGCGCGGTACAGCTCTTTCTTCTGTGCTCCGGACACAAAGGCACGCTGTCCCTGGGGAACTCTGGCTTGGCGAGGCGTCCCGTCACGTCGGTGGCTGCCGGCTCCTCTCGACGGAGCAGGTGCAGCCGGTTGCTCTTCCGGCACAGGTGCGGTCTCGTCCATCTCCCCGCCACCCAGCATCTCCAGGCCCTCGGCTGTGATCTGCTTGGTGCGCTCATCATAAGGCACCCACTTGGCCTCGAGGTCGTAGAGGTAGCGACCGATCCCGAACTGAGCAGCCGCTCTCTTGAACGCCTCACTGGCTGCACCCTTCACCATGTCCGAGTACCCCAAGCCCTTGCGTCCACCATTCTGCGTGAACCCACTGGCATCGGAGCGCTCGACAAGCCAAGAGTTCTCTTCGTTGCCAATGCGGATGGTCAGCTTGCAGACACAGCGTCCGTCGCTTGCCATGAAGACGTTGGTGCTCCAACTTGCCTCACCCACCACCTCATCCAGGCGGCGCATCACCATGCGTGCGTCCATGTAGGCCAGCGCCATGCACCGGGTCTTGTCCCGGCTGGTCGCACCGACCCTCCACTTCAGGCTGTCCTTCGGGAACGGAGCCCTCAGTCCTTCCCATATCTTTCCTTGTTCCTCGCTGACTTCTCCCGCCATGCTTTCATCTCCCATTTGTTGTCTGTTTTCCATCTACCCGGACCAGAAGTCGGGGGCTGCCCCGTAGACCCCCGACTTCTGTCCTTCTCTTCCTTTGCCTTCTCGCGTTTCTCGTAGGCTGCCCACTCATCTTCGTCTAGCTCACCGTGCTTTCGGACTTTGTCAATGCTGACATAGTGCACCCTGTCAGTGAGATCAGTATGAAATGAGTAACCGATGCGGATCTCGTTGGTATCGTTGTCGATCTGGATCTCTTCGAGTCGTCCATTTCTCCATCGAGTACCCACACGTACCTGTATGGCTTCGCCTACAGTCCAGGTTGTGGTCTTACCGTGCTCTGTCTCCGTCATGTTCTTCGATCACCTCGGGCATTCGGTCATGCTCTCTGAATGAGTAGTAGTTATTAGCAGCAACGATGAAGTGATCTACTACATGAATGCCGAGGTGATAGCCAGCACTGACCATTCGCTCTGTGATAGAGACGTCCTCGTCCGATGGGTTGGCATCCCCAGATGGGTGGCTGTGAGCAATGATGATGCAGTGTGCTCCCGTTGCGATGGCAGTTCGGAAGACTTCTCGAGGGTGAACAAGACTAGCACTCATGCTTCCAAGTGATACGAAGAAGAAGTTGATGGGCTTGAGCCGGACATCCAGTGAAAGAACCCCGAACTGTTCTTGTGGCTTGGTGTCCAGGATAGAAGCAAGCGCCCGACCTGCTTTCTCTGGGGTCTTGAGAGGAAAGGTGACCATCCAATGCTGTCGGTCTTTGTATTGGAGCTCGACCTCTCTCACATAGTAGTCAATGTCATTAGTCTTCATCTTCTTCATCGTCGTCGTCTTCTCCTATCTCTTTGCATGTTGCACAGAACACCTGGTCCAGGACACTGTCCCAGAACAATGCGTCTTCGGGGAAGGAGTCCTCGCACCCATGACAGATGTGAGGTGAGTCGAGGTGCCTGTCTAGTTCTGCTTGTGTCAGGCCAGGCGGATAGTTTCCGCCCATGCTCCAGTCGGTAGGCATGAGGTGTCAAACTCCTTCGGTGATGAGACGCATGATGAAGTCCAGCCCGTTCTCACCCCAGCATTGTCCTGTCTTCCAGCCCCCGGCAATGGTGACAAAGGGATCATCGGGGTTCAGCTTGCATCGAATGCAAACAGGCACGCCACTGTCAGTGTTTTGCCAGTGGTGCTGGTGGGGTTCGAGCAGCTCCCAGAGATACTCGTCTCGAACAGAACGCTTCTTGTCATCCTTGTCCATTCTCGGCTCCTTTCATTGCGCTGAGTTCAGAAGGGGAGGGAGCGCCTTCTCAGGTACTCCCTCCCCCTCTTGGTACATCCCCAGGCCCCCCGGCCCTGTTATGTCGGGGATGTACCGGTTGCCACAGGAGAGTGACAGTCTAATTGAAGTCGTCGTCGTGAGATCGGATGCGGCCCTCATCGTGCCACGTGTTCATGAACCGACGTTGGAAGTCCTGGTGCAAGCGCATGTACTTGCCCATCATGTGGCCAGGCTGGCCCTTCTTCAGTCCCTCGGTGACTGAGTTGTACAGGCTCCACGCAGTGCGGGGCTGGAACTCCTCGTACTGCGGCTTCTTCCATGCAGAGAAAGAGCGAGTGAGCTGGTTCGCCGTGACCACGCCACCTCCGTAGAGCTGGCCAAGGATAGCGTAGCCTTCCTGGTCGAAGACCTCGATCTCCTTGAAGAGATCGACTTCCAGCTCTGCTTGTGAGTAGTGCGACTCGAGTTGCGTCATGATCCGAACGATCATCATCTCGATGTCGCCCATCGAGTTGGCTGTTTGCTTTCGGCACACCTCGAGCAGGCTGCCCCACACCATCGTGTTGGTGCAGGCCATCACCTTGGCACCGCCAGCGACCTTCGGCTGAAGCGTCTTGTCGATGCTCGAGCGAAGGGCTACCGCTGGATAGGTCCCGCTGTTGGTCTCTTCCAGTCCACGGATCCCGTACACTGCAAAGAACTGAGTCGCGTGCTTGTTGAGTGCGTACTCCGGTTCGATGCAGATGTCCTGGCCGAACTCTTTCTGGATCCGGTGTTGCGTGATGTCATCCAAGACATGGAACGCAACGGGGTGATGGGTCTCGGTCGCTTCGGGCGCAGGCAGGAGCTTCAGGTCCTCCCTTGTGATCCGTTCTCCGGGGTTCGCAAAGAGTGTCGTGTTACTCATCGTTGTTCCTTTCGCAGTAGTTCTTGTTCTGTTCCAGCCATCCTTCGATCTCGATCTTCACCTTCGCTTCGCTGAGATCGCAGCGTGTGCGCTTCTCTAGCGGAGTGTCGACACCGCCCAGTTCACGCCAGATCCAGAGCGAAGCGCTGATCTTGCCGCCGATGACCTGGCATCGGTACTTGCTCGTGTCATAGCTACTGGTGGTGCACTTTTCGATGACGCCCTCTACTTCCTTCTGTGTCATCCGATGAAGGTTGATGGTGTACTTCGCTTCTCCGTCGCCAGAAAGATGGACCAGCCCACGCGCTACCTTCTCGAGGCCGAGAAGCTCGATCATCTCTAGCAATTCATTGAAACGAGCCATCTTCTTCTGAAGCGGTGTCATGTTCACTCTCCTTGTTGTTGCTTCATCCCCCAACCAGAAGGCCGGGGCCAACCGGCCACCCCGGCCTTCTGGCATTCACCTATGCAGGTGAGGGTTGCTCTCCCTTCCCTTCCGACCTGGCCCTCTGGATCTCTTCGAGCAGGGCGTCGATCTCGAGCTCTCGCAGTCGAAGGTTTCGGTTGTTCTCCGACTCCTTTCTCTGCGACTGGAGCATCCGATACAACCTGTATCCGATGAAGGTGACATCAAGTGCCACTGCTCCATGGAAGAGAGCCATCATGGTGCCAGTCATGTGTCCCCAGAGGATGCTGCCGGTGGCGATGTGCATCACCTCGCCAGCAGCGGTGGCTGCACCTGATCCTACCACTCCGAGGGTGGTAACTTCGATGCCCTTGTCGATGATGGCATCGTGAAGCTCTCGCTTCTCTTCTTGTGTCATCTTGATCTGTCGATCTTCTCCTGACATCTTGACCTCTACTGGTGTGTCACGCACTGCGTGCACAAAAAAGGGGAGAGACAGAGCAACTTGCCCTGCCTCTCCCCTCTGTTGGATGAGCTGCTAGCTACGCCAAGCTGCGGCTGTAGCTGCCCTCATTGTCGTGAACGGTCTGCGCTCCCTGGCTCCGTGCCTGGGGCAGGCTCGTCAGCTTGGCCTCGATGGCCTTCATGTTCTTCGGGTTGCCGAAGAGCGTGCGGCAAGCAAAGCCGAGCGGGCCGAAGTTCTCCCAGAGGAAGATCACGAACGCTGCCATCCAGAACACAGTCGCCGTGACTTTCCCGGCGCTGTGCTGCTCGTTCAGGAAGGCGTTCAGTGCCTTGGCCTGCTTGTTGTAGAGCTTGAAGCAGCCCATGAAGTCGTCCTCGGGACGGACCTGAGCCTCCATCACGGGCGGCGGAGCGCTCGTGGTTTCGGCAACTGCACTACCCGGAGGGCACTGCTTCACCTCGCCGTAGGTCTCGACGGGCTCGGTCTTTGCTGCTTCGCTCACGTTCTCTGTCTGACTCATCTTCACTATCTCCTGTGTTTGCCCTTGAGGGGCGGGTACAACCTTTGAACCCGCCCCGATAGGGGCATCACTGCTCACTGCATTCACTTGGCTCGGCGCAGAGACGATCTCTACGTCGGGTTGGTATCTCTCATCATCTTCCTCGTCATAGACTGAGAAGATGTCGAGACATACGGCCTCGATGGAGTCGTCATGCCTGTCATACTCACGCATGACACTCTTGACGTACCACCGTGGGCACTTCAGCACTTTGGCGTACCACACGATCTCGTCTTCGTGACCGTGCTCGCACGCCTCAATGAACGGTTCCAGTTCTTCTGCATCAGGGTCAAAACCTCTGGCCCTGTAGTTGCAGTCGCACTGTTCCTTTGGTCGGTCGCACCCACGGCATACCATGCGGTTGCCGGTGATGTCACCGATCAACTGAAGTCCGCAGCTACACTGCTGGTCAGACATCAGTACCTCCTCTCTCCTGTGGTTTTCTCAAAGGGTGTATTCTTCGCACTCTCTCCTTCTATCTAGGTAGAAACTCCCCCCCCAACCAAGGAGGGGGGAGTTTCTTTCTTCTCTTTCTCTCTCTTAGCAAGCGATCACAAGGATCACGAGTGTCACGCAGTATCCTACGAGCCAGCCAGTGACGATGGTCTTGATGACCCGCCACCTGGTGGTGTTCGGGTGTTGGTTGGCCCGCTTCCGTGCCTCTTTGTAGGCTGCGCTGTCCTTGGGTAGATCTTGGTAGATCTTGCTGTTCATGGTCATGTCTCCTGTTGGTTGTTAGTTGCTGCGATCATTACGAGCGCCGAGGAGGAGCCAAAGTCCCTCCACCTGTGCCTCGAGGTTGGCGATGATCTCTTCGTACTTCCTGTACTCAGCTAGCTTGGCCTCGAGTTCCACGATGCGTGCATCCCTCTTACGAAGGAGTCTGTACAAAGCGGCGTCCCTTACGCGGGTCTTCTCTCGTGCTCTTTTCTTTGCGAAGTACAATTGTCATGTCTCCTGTTGGTGTTTCGTTTTGCGGACGTAGTTCGTCCTCGCTCGGACGTGGTTGCACACGCCAGAGGGAGGACGAGGGGGACAGACGTCATGCCTGCCCCCCAGGTCACGCTTGATCTTCTAGTCCTCGCAGGAACAGGGCTGCCAGCCATCCTCTTCGTTGAAGGTGGCTTCGCAAACATGGTCCTGAGTCTGAGACTGGTAGATCTCAGTGGCCTCTCGTACCAGCGATGCGTAACTCATGTCGAGTTCTTCTGTCGTGTTACGCTGGGCCTTGATCTTACGGTCGTACATCATGTTCTCCTGTGGTTTGGACTTGATCGTCCTGCATGGGAGCAGACTCATGCCTGCCCACATGCAGTACGAGGGGGACGAGCTTGCGCCCGCCCCCCAAGTCTGGCCGCGCCCCTGGCATGTGGTTACGAAGCTACGAGCGCTTCGTCTTGCCCTGGTACTGGGCGTTCACCACCCGGAGGCGATGCACGCGTACCGACGCGATCTCCACACCGTCCTTGTCCTTGATGGACCTGAAGTCGGAGTGGAGAGAACCCAGCAACGTCGCATCGTGGCCTACGCCGCTGTACTTGGCCAGGTTCTCGGCACCGTCCCGGTCCCGGATCGTGAAGTCAAGAACCATGCCAGGTACATCTGTCGTGTACTTGACCTGGATCTTGCCTGCCCGGTAGGTGAACTCCCCATCCACGCCCTTCGACTTGATGGGCTTGGACAGTGTCTTGATCTCACCCTGGACGGACGTCGTGTTGTTGGCATACGCCATTGTCATGTTCTCCTGTGTTGCACATGGGGTTTACCACCCTCCAACGTGGGGGCTTTGGACCCCACATGCGGTTTAACGGCACGGGGTTGGACCGGCCGCCCATCACCACTGTGATGCTGAGTCACTACGCAGGCGCGTGGCGAGCTGCCCACACCTCCGCGCAGGCCTTGGTGAACTCCTTGAACTCGTCTGCCTTCTGCTCCTTCGCCGCGTACTCGCTACGAACCTCCTCGAGGCCCTCGGTGTATGCAGCCTTGAGCGGTGCAGCAGCCTTGTTCACCTGGTGCTCCACGTGACCGTGCCCACGACCCAGCTTCTTTGCGATACTTACGAACATGTTGTCTCTCTCCTGTGAGTGTTAAGCGGGAGGGAAGCGGAACATCCGTCCCCACCCCACCCTGTAGGGGGGAGAGGTTCTTTCTGGTCTGGGGCACTGCTGTGCCGTCTTCGCAAAGCGCTTGGGGGGAGTGGGGTCCGGTGACTTCAGTCCGGTTTCACTTGACCTATCCCCTCTGGACAATTCACCTACGGGTCTCCTGACCCTGGGGTACGTCCATTCACCTATTACCCTGGTTGTTTAAGGCAGGGCTCCGCCACTCTACCTAGCGGTAGTTCGTGGAGAATTTCCCCCAAGTGGGTCAGAACATTCGTACTGAGTAGAGGAAGCCAAGGAGCCTCAGTACGTTTGAATGTTCACAGGCTTGGACTGTCTAGGTCCTTCCCGTCCGGGTGGCGTATCGTCGGCTTCCCCGGAGCTTCGGCCTGCCTTGCGGTCACGGCTTGGGTTGTCTGTCAAATTCTTCATGGGAAAGGTCTGGGGCATGAAGCTCGGCATCTTGTTCCCATGTATAAGACGGGTCATTGAGCACGCTGTAGTCTAGTTCCGGGTATTCCAATGGCTGGTAGTTGGGCTGTTCGTAAGACAGCGCGCGGCTGGCCTGATCCGCCGCAACCATCGCTCCTGCTCCCTGGGCACCCCACCTCAAGAGCCTTGTCCCCAAGTAGACATGACCCATCTTCACCTTGGGGGCAAACGGATGCCGATATTCCTTCAGCACCTTCCTTGCTCTCTGGGCTCGCTGAGCATACATCCGCGCGGTATTTGCCGTATTTGCTATTCGGACATATCTTCCATATGCCGAAGCCATCCGGCGACCTGCGGCTCCCATCGCCATCCATAGCCCCCTGGTCACCGCCCCACCCGCAGTCATTGCCCCTATCTGAGCAAGCGCTTGCGGGGCCATGTCAATGCCTTCGCGGGTAATGGCAGCGGCCATACTTGCAGGGCGAAGAGGCCCGATACTCCCCTGCTCCCCAGGCCCCGGTCGCCCCATCCGATCCCATCGCTCAAAGCTGAGGGAAGCCTGGCGCATAGGATCTCTTGTGAAGTTCCTGTCCTCGGGCTCAAAAGGGAGCTTCGTGGGCATCTTACCGTTCTCCTACCAGCGCAAAGGGTCCCTCATTTCGCATCAAGGAATAGGTGCCCTTCTTCATCTGATGATGGACGTGCCGACCCGTAGCATGTTCCCCCGGACCCCCCTTCAGGCTCACATACCATCCCATCCGGTCCATCTCCCGTATGTAGCCCACGAAAAACTCGGGTGAGACGAACTCCCCATCCTTCGTCTTCGGCCATTCCACGTCATAGGCAAGCCCATGGCCATGTGCCCCCGTGTCTTCCTTGCCAGTCACCGGATGGATCGCGCGTGACCCACTCGTGAGCTGCGGCATCCCCACACGAAGCATGGCCCAATGGGCATTTGTACGCTGAAGCGCAGGGAGGCTCTCCTTCCGCATGAGATTCCACACCTGCTTGGGAGGGCTATTCCTGCTGATCTCCACCAGTTGAAGGATCTGGTCCTCCATGCTGCCACCCACAGAAGGCGCTGGCGATACCGGAGGCCGTAGGCCTGGACGGCGCTCCAGTGCCTCCACGGGAGCCATCATCGCACGATGATACTCCTCGCTCAGGGCCATCAGACCCTTTGAGATCTCCGACAACTTCTGTATGCGACCAGGGAGCTTGATGTTGTTGCCCATCTGGGAAGAGGGTAACCTACAAAAGGTCACTTCTCCTGTGGCTGAAGACCCCTCGCGACGGAAGCAAGGCCCGTCCGGGGGGTCTTCTACTAGGAGATGTCCAGCTCGATATGAATGTGGCTGGAATGAAGAACTACCTGCCACCCCGGAGGGAGCTGCCGCTCCAGGGACTCCTGCCACTTCCCAGCCAGGTGCTCAAGCTCGTTGTCGGATGCCGCAATGATCGCACCCTCCCGGTCACCCGGATCGAAGTGCCCCTTGTAGCGAATGTCCCACGCACGACCGTGGTAATGCAGCGACCCCTCTCCATGCTTCCCGTCTTCCGCTGAGCTGACGACCAGAATGTTGTCGCGTAGGGGCGGCGCACAGTCTCTTGCAATCTGTAGGGCCTCAGTCATGCTGAAGTCCAGGTGGCGCGGGTGTAAAAACACCCCTTTTTTGAACTGAATGCGCGGTGTCATACCCAGTCGTGATCCAGGCTCTTCTCGCAGTCGAGCTGGATGGGTAGCCCGTGCTTACGCCGCTCGTTGTACTGGGCCTCGGTCACCCGAATAGCCGGTTGACGGAGAAAGCTGCTCCCAGGACCCGGTTCGTCGCAACGGCACGGGGACTCCCGCATCTTGTAGGTCGTCTCCCGCAAGAAGTTGCCACAAACGCAATGACAAGGCATCGTATCCTCCTATGGATACCGACCTTCTCCCGAGAGATAGCCGGTCTTGGGGCCATGTAACGCTCCCCGAGGGCTTCGATCCCTCAGAGCCCCTTACCAGGGCACACTGGGAGCATTTCGCCCAGTATATCGCCCTTGGGGGGCTCAAGCCCGATGCCGCCTACCTCGCCATGGGGGGCAAAGGGAAGGATCCTATCGCACAGGCCCTCAAGCTGAAGCGGAAACCGATGATCCGGGAGCGGATCGGGTGGCTCCAGAAGGAGCGGATGCGCCGCCAGCTAGAGGATGTCACCTATGCGCGAGAAGACGTGCTCCGGGTGCTCCTCCGCAACGTCGATGAAGCCAGAAACCAGTTCCATCTCCACAGAGGGGAGATCGTCAAGGACGAAGATGGGAACCCCATCCCCAAGCCTGACGTAAAAGCGGTCAATACAGCAGTCGAGCTTCTGGGACGGGAACTCGGTATGTTTCCGAGAGAAGCCAAGATCCGACATGAGCAGGTTGGGGCGCTCGAGGGGCTATCCCTGGATGAGCTGCTCTCGAACCTGAAGAACACGCTATGGGAGGCCAGCGATGGCGCGATCGACCTCGACGTCAACGCGCTCCTTGCCGCCGTCGTCGGATCAGCAGATCCGGCAGGTGGTGGCGGGCCTGACGAAGGTAGCAGAGAAGAGGATAGCGCTCTACAAACCCTATCTGAAGCAGCAGGAATTTCACCGGATGGGCAAGGGGAAGCATGAGCGCTGTTTTCTTGCCGGTAACCAGCTAGGAAAAACCACCTGTGGGGCTGCCGAAGACAGCTTTCACCTGACGGGCCTCTATCCAGAGTGGTGGGAGGGCTTCCGCTTCGATCATCCCGTACGCATGTGGGTTGCTGGGCCGACTACACGCAAGGTACGCGACGTCCTACAGCGCAAGATCCTGGGGCCTCGTGGGCGCTGGGGAACGGGCATGGTGCCCAAAGATACCATCGCAGACAAACCCGTCATGCACCCCGGCGTACCGGGCCTCGTAGACACCATCCGTATCAAGCACAAAACAGGCGGTGAAAGCACGCTGCAGTTCATGTCCTATGACATGGACGACGATGCATGGGCGTCGGAGACCCTCCATGCCCTCCACTGCGACGAGGAGCCCCCCATTGGAAAATGGACAGAGGGCCTGGCACGGATGACCGCCACGGGTGGGATCGCATACATCACCACCACCCCGCTCCTCGGAATGAGCGAAGTCATCCGCATGTTTTACCCAAGGCCAAATACCCCAGATCGTGGTATGGTCCGAATGGGTATCAAGGATGCAGCCCACATTGCACCAGAAGACCACGAACGGATCCTCGCGCGCTACCCTGCCCATGAGCGCACGGCGAGGGCCGAAGGTATCCCGATCCTGGGGTCTGGACAGGTGTACGATGTTCCAGAGGAAGCCATACGCATCCCCGCGTTCGAGGTCCCTAGCCATTTTGCAAAGATCTTTGGGCTGGACCTCGGCGGTGGGGTGCACCCCTGCGCGTTCGTACAGCTTGCCTGGGATCGGGATACCGACACCGTCTACGTCACCGACTGCTACAAGAGCCTAGACGCACGGATCTCGAGCCATGTCTCCGCACTCCTCTCCCGTGGAGCCGCACAGATCCCCGTCGCTTGGCCACATGACGCCCACCAGGAAGACCGAGGCACGGGCCTTACCTACGCGGCAATGTACAAGCAGGCCGGGGTCCGTATGCTGCGAAGCCACGCAGTCAATGATGACGGCTCCAACTACGTCGAGCCCGCCATCTCCAAGATGCAAAGCTACCTTGGAGAGGGCCGGCTACGAGTCTTCGAGCACCTGACCGAGTGGTTTGATGAGTACCGGACCTACCACCGAAAGCAGGGGAAGATCGTCAAAAAGTACGACGACCTCATGGATGCAACCCGATATGCACTCATGATGGTGGCTTCATCAAGAGGGCAGTCCAGGAACAAGAACCCGTTGCCCAGTACCGTAGGTATGGGATACGACCCCAAGGCTCCCGACATGAGCAACGGAGTGCACTATGCCTAAGAAGCCCCTTTATCCCTGGCAGCAATACGAGAAGACCCAGCAGAACCTCATTAGGCGAGAGCGAAGAAAACAGCTCGTAGATAAAGTAGGTAGCCAGGTCATCGAAAGGCAGAGGTACCTTCTTTCGCAGCCAGGTGGTTACACCCAGGGGACGATGGAAGGGAAAAACCTAGAGAGCATGGTCAAAGAGCTGTACAGAGAGTTTGCCACTGTCGCCAAGGATACCGGGAAAAGGATCGGCACGTCTCGACAAAGCGCGAGGCATCTAACCAAAGCAAAAGTAACCGAGAGGGTAAAAAACCTACCGGCTATCACGGGCCTTCAAAGAGGCAGTTTCGAGTTTATGGAAGGAAGGCAGACGGAGACCCTCGAGGAGCCTGTTCACAAGCCACGCCATGACCGCTATCGCATTCGGCGTGATCGAAATGATGACTTGGCTGTAATGCCCGATACGGGAAGCATGGAGCTAGACACTCTTCTCCTCGAGTCGGCGGCACTCGCTGGATACAAAACCCGACCAGGTCATGTGATCGCTGCCACCCTTCCTTCGGCGCGAATTGAAAAAATAACACTCGCAATACGAGCCAGAGAGCAGGGCCTAGCTGGAGGGCCAAAAGAAGCACGCAAGGTCACTGTTGGAAGAAGGCCAACGCAGGCACAGCAGAACTTCGATAACAGCAGGGGGCTCGGTACATCCAATTCTGTGGGTGCCGGAACCCTTCTCGGGAGTTAGTAGCAATGGACAAGCTCGTAGGCTTCTTGGCTTCCTTCGTCGTCGCCGCCCTCTGGCCCGAAAGCGCAGCCGCCTGGGTGGCCTTTTTGGTACCGCTTGGAACCGCACTTCTCGGTGGTGGGGCTGTGTCAGCGGGAGTCGCGGGTACCGTAGGAGCTATCGCTGTAGCTACAACAGTGGGTGGCCTGGCTACCAGCGTTTATGGGGCTGTGCAGTCAAGCAAGGGCGTCGATCTCCCGGCCACCAAGGCCAGCCCAGAGGACGCACAGAAAGCAGAGCAGGCGCAGCGCAGAAGGTTCGAGCGGACACGAGAGCAGCAAAGCGTGTTCGCTGGAGAAACAGCGAGGCTCGGCATCGGGACTACCCTTGTCACCGGAAGAGAGGGTCTGGGTCCCATAGAAAACATTTTGCCCACTGAGGAAGCCATGGTATGAGCATCTTCGAGTCTGCTTCAAGCATTCACAAATGGCTGGATCGCTTGAAGAGTGATCGCTCTGTCATCGAGAACACATGGCAAGAGATCAGCGACCATGCGCTGGGGTCAAGGGACTTCACCACCGACCGAACTCCAGGCCAAACAAGAACCGAAGCGATCTACGACGCAACCTGTCTCGATGCACACCAGCTACTTGCGGGTGGGATGCACGGACTCCTGACCAACCCTGCAACCGAATGGTTTGACCTTGAGCCTACGAACCCTCTTCTCAACGAAGACTATGACAACGCGGCATGGCTGGAGGATGCTCGCCATAAGATGCTTGTTGTCACTCAGGGAGCGGCTAGCGCCTTCCAGCAGCAGATCGCTGAGTATTGGCTCGACGTCACAGGCTGGGGAATGGGCGGGCTCTCGCTCACGCGCCAAGGGAAAGACGAGATCGTCTTCAAGGCGCATCCGCTCCAAGAGCTCTATGTCGAGGACGACGATGATGGGAAGATCGACGTCACATTCCGGGAGTCCACGCTAACCGCAAGGCAATTCGCTGCGCGCTTCCAAGATGCAGAGGTCCCCGAGATCCAGAAGGCGCTCGAAAAGAACAACCCCGAGCAGCGTTTCAAGGTCGTGCACCTCATCGCAAAGAGTGATGACCCCTACGCAGCAGAGGGCTCTCCTTTCAGCAAGGAATGGACGGGTGTCTTCTGCTACCTCGGTGGCAAGTCGGACATGATCCTCGAGACCCACGGCTACGACGAGAACCCCATCATGGTGGGGCGCTGGTCAGTGGAAACAGGAGAGGTCTACGGTCGGGGTCCTGGTCATCTGGCATTGCCCGAAGCCAAGATGCTCAACGAGATGGCCAAGACCAAGCTCAAGGCGCTCCAGAAGGCAGCCGACCCGCCCCTCTTGGTACAGAACGAGTCCATCCTCAATGGTATTCGCACTCATCCCGGTGGGGTCAATATCGTAGAGCCCCAGTTTGGAATGGGGGGATCTGCCGAAGCCATTCGTCCCTTGCAAAACGGGGCTCGTGTAGACCTGACCCAAGAAGAGATCACCTCTCGGCAACAGCTTGTGAGGCGGCTCTTCTTCGCCAACGTCCTCCAGCTTTTTGACGATCCCAATATGACGGCAGAGCAGGTCATCCAGCTCTCCCATCGTATGCAGCAGTTGATGGCACCCAATATCGGTCGGCAGCAAAGCGAAATGCTGGAGCCCATTCTCAACAGACTCTTCGGCATCATGCTCAGGGCCAAGATGTTCAGCCCCATCCCAACAGGACTTCAGGGACAGGATATCCGGGTGACCTACGTGAGCCCCATTATTCGCGCACAGCGCGTCTCGGATGCCCGATCCGTACTCGAGACATGGCAGTCTGCCGCTCTTATCGCGCAGTCCACCCAGTCCCCCGACGTCTTCGATATCCTCGATGCAGATAACAGCATTCGGGTCATCCATTCGGCCAATGGCGCACCGCGCTCCATCCTGATGGATGTAGATGCGGTCGAAGCCATCCGGGAAGGCAGGCAGCAGGCCCAGCAGCAGCAGGCCGAGATGGCCCAGATGTCTCAAGCCGCTGAAGCGATCGGGAAAGCAGGACCCGGTATGCAGGCCCTATCCGAGGCTGCCCCAGGGGGCGGTCCAGGTGGCCCCGCTGAGGCTGCTGCATGAAACCCGAAGAGGCCCGGCCCCACTACGAAGCTCTCTACACGGCCTACCAGCGCCTTGACGACGTTATCTTGGAGGACCTGAGGGCGCAGATCAGGCCCGATGATCTAACCCACGTACACGACGATCCTGGGGGCCGAGCTTCGGCCTTCAACGAGGGGGCCAGAATGGTCTGGTTGCATATCCAAAAGAGACGCTCCCTCACACCCACAGCGATAGAGACTCTCATCGCACAGCACAGAGGACAGAATGGCTGATGAAACACTCGCAGAAGGAACCCCCGAAGCCCCCGCAGAAAGCGCTCCCCCCGAGGGAGGCCTCGAAGGGAG